ATGTTGTGTATGGGCCCCAGCGCGTTGCAAATAAAAGTATTAGTGCAGGGGTTTATACGTTAGATGTTAACACCTTTCAAGGCCTGTGCGGTGCTCCGTTGGTGTCTAATACGACCCATGATAAGTATATACTGGGTTTACATATTGGTGGTGTTACCAATACACCCAAAGGAATTTGTAGTGCAATCACACGCGGTGCCCTTAATTTGGCCAAGGAAACCCTGTCCAACAAACCTGGAGTTTTGTTGTGTCATGATTCAGGTACGGTGTATACTAAACAGTATGCAGAGTGTGTTGGTGACTTTTTTACCCTTGCAGGTCCTCATCCAAAAAGCCCGGTTTGTTACTTGCCTGAGGGCAGTAATGTCGAATTTTATGGCGAAACTGTAGGCAGGGTTAAACCTAAATCCCAGGTGTTTAAAACAAGCATCAGTGACGATGTAGAAGAGATTATGGGCATAAGTAATGAGTGGGGCCCCCCAAAGTTTAATGTGGGTTATCCTTTCCAAGCTAGTTTAGCCCATTTGGCCAATCCCTCATTTGGTTTTCCTCCAGATTTGATAGGTAAAGCTGCCAGTGATTATTTACGAACCATCATTGCTGCCATTGATAGTGTTGATGGACTCAAGCAATCTATACGGCCTTTGGATGACCAGGCTGTCATTGACGGTGAACCCGGAGTACGCTACATTAATTCAATGAAATGGCAGACGTCATTAGGTCATCCCATTAATAGGCCAAAATCCACCATGGTTACTACACTACCGCCAACCGAGAAGTATCAAGTACCACATAAGCTGCATCCAGTTTTTCCACGAGTAGCCAGAGAGATGGAGGCGAGTTATTGTAGAAATGAAAGAGCTTACCCTATCTACTCAGCTTTTCTTAAGGATGAACCAACTCCTGTGATAAAGGATAAAGTGCGAGTGGTGCAAGCCGCGCCCATGGCTTTGCAACTTGTATTTCGTAAATACTACCTGCCTATAGCTAGGGCATTGTCTGTTGTCCCTTTGTTTAGTGAATGTGCAGTTGGTATTAATCCCTATTCTGATGAGTGGGAACAATTGGTGTCGCATGTTGCCCGTTTTGGGATCAAGAGGGTGCTTGCTGGTGATTACCCCAAATATGACTTGCGTATTCCTATTGCTGTTACATTGGCGGCTTTTTGGGTGTTGTGTAAAATTGGTGAGTACACTGGCAATTATTGTGAAAGAGATCTGGTTGTGATGCGTGGGGTAGCTAGCGATACCACTGCCCCTCTGCTTGGATACAATGGAGATTTAATAAGGGTATTTGGTGGAAATCCATCGGGACAGAATCTTACGGCTTACATAAATAGCATTGTTAATAGCATACTAATGAGATGTGCCTTTTTCCATGAGTATCCTGGCGTTTATGGCAAAACGTTATTTGCTAATTGTGTTGCGTTAATGACTTACGGGGATGATTTATTTGGTTCAGTGCATCGGAATTATCCCAAGTTTCATTTCCTTACCGTTCGTGATTTTTTGGAGCACGGAGAAATGGGTTTTACCATGCCGGACAAGGTTAGTGATCCCCGGCCTTTGATGGATTTATCTGAAGTGGATTTCCTGAAGAGAAAGTCTGTTTATATAGACGAACTTGGATTACGTTTTGGGGCTCTTGCTATAAAATCCATATTTCGCCAGTTACACTCTCTGGTTAAAGGGGAAGTGCATGAGAGGGAACAGCTCTTGTCTGGTGTTGATAATGTCATGCTCGACCTGTTTTATCACGGAAGGACCATTTATGATGATTACCGTACGAAGATGTTTGAATTGGTGGAGCGGCACCCCTATCTCAAAAGTTCTAAATTTCTAAAAATGACGTTTGACGATAGGATTGATATGTGGAAGAAAGATAACCCTAATCCAAGCAAATATGATTTGCGTTACGTGCGGACCGTGTTCCGTCGTGCATCTCCGAATAGCACGTAAAGTTAAATTCGGGCGCACATATTGGTTACCACGATATGTATTTGGGAGGATTCGTATCGGGGCTTGTGTGTGGACCATTGTACAAAAACAATACCCCTATTTAGGGGAGACTTGGTCGGTCGCTCCCGAAAATACGGCGAAGCCTTGAGTCAGGCTTCGTCATTGTATATAAATGACTTACTTTAATGAATGTATATAAAACAATTGAGCAAGACCACCACGATACTAAAGCTCAGGTGGTCTCATTTAAAGATAGGGAACAGTGGGAGGTTTCTGTTCCCGGTGACTATGATGTCACTCGTACTATGACTGATGCAGTTGATAGTGACCTGAATAATTTTTTCAGTCGACCAATCAAAATAGCTTCTTATGATTGGGATCCAGCTGTTGCATTGTCGCAAACCTTCAATCCTTGGAATCTTTTCTTTACTAACCCACGTGTTGTGAATCGTATTTGTAATTTTTATTTGATGCGTGCGAAATTACATGTCAAGTTTGTTATCAATGGCAATTCCTTTTATTACGGGCGCGCTATGGCGTCTTATCGGCCTTTGCATAATGTCGATGAGATGTCTAAAGTACGCGCTTACAATACCCGTGATTTGATTGAAAAATCACAACGTATGCACGTTTATCTTAATCCTACGACATGTTCGGGTGGTGAGCTTGAATTACCTTTTGTATGGTTCGCCGACAACTTGAACATAGTTACTGAAGATTACAACGAAATGGGGGAGATTGATTTGGACCAAATAACTTATTTGAAGTCTACACAAGATACGGTGGAGGATCTTAATATCACCGTTTTTGCATGGGCTACTGATGTTGTTTTGTCTATCCCTACTAATTCAGAACCTGGTTCGATAGTTCCTCAGATGGCCGATGAATATCAAGGAGTTGTAAGTAAACCGGCCAGTGTAGTGGCAAAAGTTGCAGAAAAACTGTCTACTGTCCCGGTGTTGAGGCCATATGCTCTGGCTACGCAATTTGCTGCGGATGCTGTTGCTAAAGTTGCTTCTATTTTTGGTTACTGTAAGCCTATTAGCTTGGTCCCAGACACTCGAATTGTTTTCAAGAATGCTGGTAACTTAGCTGAAACTGAAGGCCATGATCTATCTTCAAAATTGGCTGTTGATCCAAAGCAGGAGACGACCATTGATAGCCGTGTAGTCGGTTTGAACGGAGTTGATGAGTTGTCTGTTAGCTATTTAGCCAGTAAGGAGAGTTTCTTGACCACATTTCAATGGGACGATTCACAAGCAGTTGACACACTCCTTTTCAGTATAGAAGTGAGTCCTATGCAGTTTGATCGTTATAATCCCGGTAGTGGTGACAATGAATACCATGTCACGCCTGCCGCGTATGTGTCTCAAGCCTTTCGATACTGGAGAGGTAGTATTAAGTATAGGTTTATGGTGATTTCTTCAGCCTTTCACAAGGGTCGTTTGAAGTTTGTTTATGAACCGTATAAAAGTACTACTGATGAGTACAATACCAATTACACGGAAGTTATCGACGTAGCTGAGACCAAGGATTTTACTTTACAGATTAATTGGGCACAACCAGAAGCTTATAGGAGTGTGTCCAAGATAACCACACTACAGGAGAGGTTTTCTACATCAATCTTCGATCCTAGTGTCATATTTTCTAATGGCGTTCTTCACGTTTATGTGGTTAATGAGTTAGTTGGTCCTAGCACTACTACAGACATAGAAGTAGCTGTATTTCATTCTGCGGGTGACGATATTCAGTTTGCTGCCCCGCATGATGGTCATATCAAAGATACTATCTTTACGCCACAGATGAATGTTGATGATGGTAAAGTTGATGATAATCCAATTGCTTCATCTCCTGATATGGAAGTTGTTCCAGAACAACAACCTTCTTCTCTTCGGGATAAAGTCTATTTTGCTGATCCCATACTTAGCTTTAGGAACCTGCTGAAGCGTTTTCAATTTTCTACCGTGTTCTTTTTCGGTGGTATTGGTACAGATGGGTCTTTTTATAGACTTTTATACCCGAAACATCCTATCTACCGCGGTTTTTATACTAGTTCGCCCGATGATAATGATTTTCCTGCGGTAGGCACACCTTTTAATTATTCACATAACACTTTGTTTAACTGGCTCACTCCCATGTTTCTCTGTAGACGTGGTGGTTTGAGACATAAGCTTATGTTGAGTGAATATGTCTATACTGATACTGCTACTCCCACATCCTATCAGCGTCAACCCTTAGCAATTGCTTCTAGGGCTGATGATGGTCATCTAGGGTGGGAAGAGCTGCAGTATTTTGACAATGGATCTCCTGGTGTGCAACATGATGCTTTATTAACCATGCCAATGGGACTCGTTGGTATGGATGGGCGACAACCAGATAATAATGGAGTTGTTGAAGTGGAACATCCCTATTATAGTCAGTATAGGTTTTATCCCGCTCGTCAGGATGACCTTAGAAAAGACAGGAGTGGAACAGCTAATTATAGCAAGATGGATAGAGCTATATACTCTTTCCGTTCTTTGTTTGCTTTTTCCCATGTTTTCCTCTATGTAGCAGCG